CCCTTGTCGGTAAAGTTCCTCAATTGATTTAGGCTCAGCAGCATCGGCATAGATTGTTGCTCTCTCTGGTAGCTTCTCTTTAATCAATCTTGATAGATCACTCAAAGTTAATCCGCTTTGATAAATTATTTCCTCAAAGTAGTTTTGTCCTTCGTAGTGTGTAACCTTTATAAGTGCAGCTGGATGCACATAACCAAAATCCAATCCATAGAACACATCGCCATCTGGTGCTTCCTCGTATTGCTTCCATTGAGTGTAAATTATTTCTTTTGCAGACCCTCGTTCCCCTAATCCGTACACCTTCCACATAAAGTCATCTGGCAAGTCTTTGTATTGCTCAATGTTTCTTATTTGGCTTTCGCTTAAGTTACTTATGTTGTTTAGATAGGTTGAATGTATGCGTTTGTTCTTTGGGTTATCAGCTACCTCATAAACCCAAGAAATAAAGTCAGCTGGATTCCAGTCTAAGAATGATTGTCCAGTTGTACGAATCAAAAGCTGGTCAAACAAAGCCTTGCTAATAAGGTTTGCCTCGTTTACAAATAGTATATCCCTTGCTGGTCCTTTTGCTTTGTCTGGGTCTTCTAATCCAAATAACTCAATATAAGAGCCGTTCTTAAAAGTATAAATAAAATCAGTATATCGGAAGTCCTTTTCATCCCAGATGTTCCATTGTTCTAATATATTTTTAAAATCCCTATAAACTCCTCGCTTGATATGTGGTAGGGAATGAGAAACCATTGATATCCTTGTATTGGGTTTGCTTATTGCAATGTGAATCAACAACTGAACAACTGAATAGCTTTTACTTGATCTTGACCCACCTTCATTGCATATTATTGGATAACCTTCCTCGTATGCCTTTTTATTGGCATAGAATACAGGTGTAGCCTTAATCTTTAATTGGTTGACAATCTGCATCTGGTTCTATTGTGATTTGCACATTACCTTTAATGTCAGCGGTGATGTCTGTTGTTTGTTTTGGTTTACCTTCTAATCTATCAACTACTGCCTCGTAGGCTCTTTGGTCTCCTCTTAATGCTTTACTAATCATTTGCATATCCATCAATTCAAGAACTGTGAAATCTTCATCTTCGCCTGTAATTGGGTTTCTTTTCTTTTGTACTAATTCAAGTAACCTAAGTAAACGAGTCTTTGAGTTTTGAACTCCTTTAGGTCTACCATTTGGGTTACCAGATTGCCCTTTTTCAAAGTGTACTAAGTTATCTATTCCAGCCATTGTATTTCCATTGTTTTTACAAAGATAAGCCACAATTAGGGCAAACCTTTCCTTTTTTAGTATTGTCGATTGCTTTTGGTTCATCATTACTTGGTACTAAGAAGTCAACATTAACACCCCAATCGCTTAAATCTCCAAGTTCCCAATTATCATTTGCCAACATATCCATATCCCAAATTCCATAATGAGTGTTATCAATTACGAGTAATTTCTTTTTTTCTTGCTCTGTTAAGTTAGGCATTTTAATCACAGGTACATCTTGGATGCCTAATTCTAAACAAGCACGATACCTTTGATTTCCACCTAAGATTACGTTGTTTTCATCTATGATTAACGGCTTTGCTTCAAGTAACTTTGAGTCTTCTTTAATAGACTTGACCAACTTATCAAAGTCATTAGCATCAATCTTTCTTGGATTGTTAGGATTTGGTTTGATTTCGTTGATGTTCATTATCTACCTTGTTTGTTGTATGGTTTAACTGGTTTGTCTTTAGGACCAGATGTCTTTTTGTACTTACCTGTCTTTCTTTTACCAAATGTTACTTTGTTTCCGTTGCTAACTTTCGCCATATTTATTTATTAAATCTGCCATATAATCAAATGCTTCTTCCTTAGTTTCTCCAAAAATATAGTGCGTAGTGCCATCAATCACAAAAGAATAGCAAGAATATCCAGCTATTACCTCCTCTTTGCACGTTTCAAATATGTTACTTGTATCTATCAATTAGTTCTATTAATTCTGTTCTTGTCCATTTCTTTAGCCTATTATTAACCGCCTCAAACTCCAACTCTTTGACCGCTTTCTCACCTATCCTTTCAACTAAGCCAATCCTGTACATCGCTTGGTTGCCGTGTTTAAACATATTACATCCAGCACATTGCAAGTGTATATTCCATTCGTTAAACCTTAAAGCCGAATAACCTTTAACAGTAAAGTAGTGTCCAGCTTGATTACCATTATAGCTTCCGCAACTAATACAAGGCAATCCTTCATCTCGTTTCCTTATGTATGCATTAACTACCTTTTGGGTTTTTTCTAACAACTTAGGTAAAGGTATCAATGGCATAATACAAAATTAGGGTTACTTTTTCAATCTAACAACACATAATCTATCGTTATGCTTGTATCGTTTCTTGTTAATTGGGTTCATATAGGTCATAATCGTTTTGTAATCAGTATGTAAAAACCTAACTGCTTTAGCTATTGATCTAAATTCTATCTCCTCTTTTGTATCTAAATAAATCAATCTTACTTCAATGTTGTTGTCTAATCCTGTCATCGGTTTATAAGTTTATAGTATAATACTTTCAATAGTTCCCAAATTGCTATGGTTATAAATATTTTAAGCATAATTGTTTAATTTCAGTTAAGATAACTGCGGTTAAATAAATGCAACAAGCTAAAGGAACGCTAATAAGAACAAATTTGCTTAATTCATAAATAAATGTTAATTGTTTCATAAGTTATTTGTTTTGGTTATAAATGTATTTTGCATCTTCAAAACCTTTTTTCCATTCATTTAGCATCTGCTCTTTTTCTTTTTCAAGTAAAAATCGTAATATGTTTTCAAGCATATCATTACCAACAGGTGATTTATATATTTGAATTAATCCATCTCTTTCAAGTCTGTTTAATTCATCAATTAATTCTTGCATTGCTGTTTTCATATTATAGTTGGTTTTGTAAATGTAAGTACATAGAATATCTTTTGCACTCGTTTTTTATAAATAATTCATCCGTTAATCTTTCTAACTCTTTATCGGTTTTCGCATTTACCTTGTAATGTGCAATTACCTTAGCCTTTATCTTTTCAGCTACCTCCTTTGACAAATTGGTTGTATTTAAATCTTTACGCTTCCAAAGTATGTCAAAAGCCATAATGTTAAGTAGTTTCCAATCTTTTTTAGAAGAGTTTTCCCAATTTTTGTACAATGCCTCAATTACCTCATCATCGTTTATTTTAGGTATATCTAATGCTGGTGGCTCTATGTAACTCTTATTCCTAACCTGAATTGCTATCGGTTTATAGGCAGCCATAACATCGCCAAAGAACTTTGGGTTAAAAGTAATCGCTTTGTCTACTGAAAGTTTTCCCATTGCATAAAGTTCAAAAGCAACTCCAAGTTCTTTAAGTTTGTAGTTTCCATAGTTCTTTATAACAAATTCGCAAAGGAATTGAAACAACTCTATTGTAGGGGTTTGACATCCGCTTAAAGCAATACAAGTCTTTAGATGTTCTTTTACCTCAATCGGTGAGCATCTACCCACACTCATTGTATCTAAAGCAACTACAACCTTTAATTCATCAGGCTCAAGTTTGTTATAGATTTCTAAGTGCATTAGCCTCTCGTTCAGCGTAAGAGAGTTTATGGATTGGGGTAATACTTCGGTTAATGATTTCATCGTTCCAAGATTTGTTGTTTAAAAAGGTTTCTGGGTTTTTACGGAATTGTTTGTCTGGTACTGATTGTTTGTAAAGATCAAGATAATTCATCGCATTTTGCCTTTCCTCATCAGTTAATTTATTCCACTTCTTTTTTAGCTTTTGCTTCTCTCCTACCTTTTTATCATAATCATTCCAAAACCAATCAAAATCTATATTTATATTTTCATTTATAGTTATAGTTCTATTTTCAGTTTCAGTTTCCATATGCTCAGCATATGCTTCGCAAGTGCTTTCTTTTTTAGGTGATTTAGCATTATTTCGCCTACTTTCACTAAATTTTTGCCTTCTAATAGTTTCATTATACATTCTATCGTTGTAGTATAAACCATCTTCAACTTTAAATTTATCCCAAATTTCATTATCATATGCTTTACATATGCTTAGCATATCCTTTTCAGTTAATT